GGTTGATGCCTGTGTCCATGTGTCGCTTTGGAAATTCGCGGCAGTCCATGTGTTTGGCTGGTCAGGTACTAAGACCCACTCCTCGCCAAACTTGTAAAGCGTGCAGGTAAGCTGTCCGTTGCTTGCCACCTGCCCAGAAGCTGTGTAAATAATCCCCGCTAGGGCGTTCAGAGTACCAGTAGCCACAACATCCGCGTGAACCTCAAACTCGAACCCTGCGCTTGCGGCCAGGAACCCTTCTGCCGTTATAGAACCGTCTACAAGGCGAAGTCTTACCGCGTCTGATACTAGGTTGCCCGAGGCGTTAATCGCCCCTACAACGTCCCGTAAACGCGCCGCAACAGCATTTACTGAACCTGCGGCAGAGATACTGCCAATAACACTTGAAACTCTGTTTGCTAACGCACTTACTTGTCCGTTGGCGGTAATACTACCATCAACCGTTCTTGTGCGTTGCGCTACGGCAACAACCTCACCAGAGGAGGTAATAATTGCGCCGACTAACCTAACAAGACTGCCACTTGCTGATACGGTTCCAATACCGCTAATCGCGCCTTGAGCCGTATACAATACCGTACTGCTTGCAGATACTTGTCCATTGGCTGTGATTAAGGCTTGGGCTGTTTCAACATTTGCTGTCGGAGCAAAGGACTCGCCAAGCACTCCTGAACCTAGTGGCGCGAATCCGAACATTATTTAGGCTCCTGTCTCAACCCATTGCTGAGTATTCTCGTCCCAATTGTAAATTTTTCCGTCTGTTGGGCAAGGCGTTGGCGCATCCCACAAACAAGTGTTTTCGTTCAGTACCCAAGACGCATACGGCTTTGGTGGTATGAACGCATCCCGTACAGAATCGTAGGTGTAGCCTACGCCAGCATAGTTCTTACGCAGCGGTGTGCCTCCTAATAAGTGAACGCCGCCACGGGTGTTGTAGGAAGTCTGAATCCAAGATGTTTTATCAGACAACGTATCAATAAAGTCTTGTTCAGCAACAATGACCTGTTCAACAATGCCCTGTGCAGTAACTCGTGCAAAGTGACTCATGCTGTATATGTCCCTGATGTTGTAAACGTATGAATAGTGTTACCACCGCTAGTAGTTACTGTGCCGCCTGTTCCTCGTTGCGAGCCAGCGTAACTAATGATGACTACACCAGAGCCGCCTGAACCCCCACTAAAGGACGTAGAGTTTGTCTGATGTCCACCTCCACCACCTCCGCCTGTGTTTGCAGTTCCAGACGTAGCAGCACCAGAATTTGAACCGTTACCGCCGCCACCAGTACCACCATTTCCAGCAGTACCGCCGGCCTCGTATGTCCCGCCGCCTCCACCGCCAGCGTAGGTTACGGATGAGCCGCTGATTGATGACGCTGTTCCATTACCGCCATTTCCAGCAGCAGTTGAAGTTCCATTTGCGCCAACAGCCGAAGCACCGCCACCACCGCCTGACCCATAGTTCGGCCCGCTTCCACTTCCGGTTCCACCGTTGCTTCCTTGCGATGGGGACACAGAAGGTGTATTTCCAAGACCGCCGCTGGCTGAACGGCCACCGCCACCCGAACCCCCATCACTACCGGAATTTGGAAAATTTTGAGTGCCTCCACGACCACCACCGGCAGAAGTGATTGTAGAAAATACAGAATTATTACCATTAACAGAATCTGCGGTTGAGCTAGGGCTGCCTCCAGTACCACCAACGCCACCAGCACCAACCGTAACGGTATAAGAAGTGCCAGCGCTTATGCTGAATCCTGTACCTGTGCGGAAACCACCAGCGCCGCCGCCACCAGCATCGCCAGCCCCACCGCCGCCTCCACCAGCCACTACTAGGTAACTAACAGAGTATGTGTAAGGAGTTTGCGTTAATTGATTCCACGCAGTACCACTATAAACCTCGTACTGCGATTCTGTTGTGTTGTAACGAATCATCCCAGTAGCACCAGTTGGACGTTGTGCTGTGGTTCCTATTGGGACGTGGAAAACACCTGTTGATTGGCTAGGCGTATCGTAAGCCGCGGCTAGACCTGCTGGGTAGTTGATAAATACGTCTTTTGTTCCGGCAGAGAAATCGACCTTGTTTCCGCTGTTAGAAGACGACAGTACGGTATCGCGTGACAGGGTTGACCCAGACGAGGTGTATGTCCCAATACCGTTTTCCCACTCCGACCCCATCACAATGGAGTAGAACGTGGTATTTGCATTTCCAATGGTAGAGAACCCCTGGTAGCCAACAGACGCTCCAGCTAGCGTAATCGTCCCCGTACCTGTCGTGGTCGAGGTTTCCTTTACGCGGTCTTTAAGGACGAAGGCCATTAGTCAAGCGTTACCGTAAGGTTGCCAGAAGTAATCTTGAGAATGTCGCCAGAGTCGATTGTCTTGGCAGTCGTCAAGGCTGTGTGCATGAGCAGGTTGCCGCTAGCAAGCGCGTCCGAAATCCCGATGTAGCCCACGGAACCCCAAGAAGCCGTAGCCTGTGGGAAGGTAACGTCCGCGCTAGAGGTAACGATTCCACCAGAAGCTGTGGTCACGGACAGGCTTTGGCGGGCATAGGAGCCACCAGTTACTTCCGTACCCGAACCAGCGTCCGTTGGGTCTGTTGTGTAGAGACCGACATAGACTGTCGTGGGTGAACTATAAGAAACATTGCGGAGAACGTGGTCTAGGACTTTGTTCTCTAAGTAGTTGCTAAATTCTGCCATTTGATTACCTCGTTGTAACGGTCATAACTAAGGGAACACCAGAAAACTCACTTTCCTCGTCTGAGGTGTTGATTCTTGTAATTGCTTGGTTGTACAGGCTCGACCACGTTTGTGTACGCGGGTCGTTCATAAGGTACGGCTCTGCCTCTAGGAGGCTTGCGTAGAGCAGCGCGTCTGGGTAGTTAGCCAAGAACTCGTTGCTAGTATTGCCTGACGACAGCACCACGGGCTTGAAGTAGTAAAGCATCTGCAAGACGTAGGCACTATCGGGCTTGGGCGCAAACTCTAACTCGTTGCCCCGCATGGTGTAGAACACCGGCAGTCCAACTTGGTCTGCGCGGGCGTTGCTAGAAAAAATACTTGGGGAGTTGTAGGTGACTACCGTTCTCGGAAGTCCTTGGATAAACACGTCACGGATGGAGAGAAAGTCGCTTGGCAGTCCTACCGTCGGGTCGCCTACGGTCATATTTGCCGTGGCCGTTTTCAGCATCCTGCGGGTACGAATGTCACGTGCTAGGCGCAACTCCGCTAGGCTGATAAAGTCGGGAATCTGGCTGGTAAGGTCACTCCGTCCGAGGTAGTTCGCTACCGATGTCTGGAGGTCGCTGTAAGTCGCTAGGGCCATTGTAGTCGTTCCATGAATAAGTGTAAGACCCAACGTGCCCAATTGCGTTGGACAGGTGGTGGTCTAAATAAGTATCGAATCCTGCGTCTTTTGCCTTGATGCAGAAGTACACGTCCTCGCCTAACAACTTGTCGCCAGGTATCTTCTCGAACCAGAACCACGGTCTAGGAGTGTTCTCAAACACCTCCCGCTTGACCATCATCACCCCGCAACCAATTGCGGTCACGCACTCTAGGTGCGTCTTGTCTTTAGAGACGATTGGAATCCAATGATTCTCTTTCTTCTCAAAGTCAATCTCTAGGTTCTTTGCCGTAGGTCTGACCGGCGAGGTTCTCGTTGTAGCGTTCACCCCAACGATGGGCTTGTCGTGCGCCAGCAAGACTTCTATCGTGTTCTTGGGGAACCTCATGTCTGCATCTATCCACAGAATGTAGTCCGCGCCCTCTTTCAGGGCTTCTGCCGCCAACTTCTCGCGCTGGTCGAATATCAGGGTTCCGGCAACCGTGTAAACCGCTTGGTGTCCAGCCCTGTTTCTTGCGTCGTAGGCACATAACACCGCTAAGTCAAACGCCGTTCCTATCTCCATCTCTCCGCGAGAAGGGATACAAATGGCGACTTTCTTATCTTCCCACGGTGCTTTCTGCTGCTTTTGCTTAATCTTGTCGTGAACCTTGCCCACTAAATTCTCCCCGGTCTCGTCCGTAAAAAACGGTTCTCCGGGTCGTTCAGAAAAGCCTTCATTCGTTTCTGGTCTACCACAGCGAACCCCCTCATAATTCCCTTCACATTCAGGTCTGCAATGACCGAATTGGGAATCTCCGCTACCCGCGCACCATCACCCCACCGGGCGCGTTGGTCTATCTGGTTATAAGAAGCCTTGTTGGCCTCTAGGATTGGTGCGACGTTTTGTTCGTCCATGATGACAAGCCCGCCATCGCCGTCCGAAAACCAAGTCCGCTTTCCCTCTATCGTTACTTCTTCGCCCAACTTTTGCATATTTACCCCGTAAAGCCGACGGTGGGAATTACCCACCGCCGATTCTATCACAAGTTACGCTGCTTTGATGTCAAAGATACCGCCGTGTGCTTTCTCGTTACGAACTTCAAGGGTCAGTTCGGCAAGAATCTGAGTCTTGTCAGAGTCGCCGGTCTTAGCCAGGTCATTCGTTTGGAAAGGACGGAGGTAAGCAAGGGCTGCGTACTCGGGGTCAAGCATCAAGGCGTCCGTAGAACGCATGAAGCGGTCAGGAACGATGCTGATGAGGCCGAAGTCCGAGAGGTAAGCACCTGCGGCAGCCACGATAGTCGTGGGTTCTGCGCCGGTCACATAACGCTGCTCTGCAACACCAGTAAAGCCAGACACAGTTGCCTTCAAGCCTGGGGGAACAACCAAAATCTTGGGTGTGCCGCCTTCGGTAAAGATTTCCTGTGCCACTTCTTTGAGCATGGACTCAAGGAAGGTACGGGTCGTGGTGTCTGAACGAACGTCGGAACCGTCACCTGTTGGGTTTGTACCAGCCGAACCCTTGGATACGTTTGTGGTGATGTAAGAAAGGAGTGAACCCAGCTTACGAGCACCAGAGGTAGCCGTACCGTTGGTCTTGGCTTGGTTAGCCGTGATGATTGTCTCGATGTCGCGCTTGATTTCGGAAGCGGCTTTAGCCAACTGGTAAGCCTTCTCAGACTTACGGCCAGCCTTGTCTACTGCCTCAAGCGTGCCCGAAACCTGAACGGTCTTACCAATGATTTGCGTGAAGTTGCCAACACGGGTCGTGGGCGAGAGTGATGCTGCGGCTGCGTCATCACCTTCAATGAGGGCGTTAGCAGTCGTAGCGGCGGCCAATGCGTCGGTCTGCCACTCGTGGTTGGTTTGGGTTGCTTTAGCCTTACCGATGGACGACATGATGGGCGTGTCGGTGGGGCTAATCGAGTAAATAACATTTGCTAAGTCTTCGCGGACACCAATGCTGGTGTACCGCAGGTAGGTATTTGAGGGTACTGACATTTAATTCTCCTTAGAGGAATCTTTCAAGTAAAGCCGCCGCATCTCGCGGGCGACCAGTCTGTTTGAGTTGCTTGGTCAATTTCTTGACCGCCTCTCCGTCCCTATCAAGGCGAGGAGAGTTGACCCCAGGTGCTAATGACTTGGGAGCCTCTGCCACTCTTTTGGATATGGCAGGTTTTGACTTCTGCAATTTTTCGTATTGCATAGCCCGATACAGAGTCAGGACGGCGCGGTGGTCGTACACCTGCGACAACTCTTGGTCTGTCCAGCCTACCGATTTGGCGTAATCTTTTATCTCCTTGCGGATAACCTCGCCCTTTACCTCATCTCCGAAATCAGGGATTGCGCTTTTT